GTCTTGAATTCGTTCAGAGATCTGTCCATGTACAACTTTGGTGTGACGGTAGAAAAGGAGATGGAGGACGCGGACAAGGAGTACTTGGAGCAGAACATCCAGATGTCCATCCAGCAGGGTCAGATTGACCTTGAGGACGCTATCGCCATTAGGGGCTTGAAGGATGTCAATCAGGCCGAGAGGCTTCTCTTGTTGCGTCGCAAGAAGCGCATGAAGGAGCAGCAAGAGATGGCGGCTCAGAACTCACAGATGCAAGCTCAGCAAGCTCAGCAAGCTGCTATGGCTGCGTCGCAAGCCAAGCAGCAAGAGATGCAGATGGAGGCTCAGTTCAAGCAACAGGAGATTCAGATGAAGGGCCAGGTGGATATGCAGATCTTGCAGATGCAGCACCAGATGAGAAAGGAGATTGAAATGATTAAGGCCCAGGCCACCCTCGGCTTCCGCGAGGATGATCAGAACTTCAAGGAGAAGCTCGAGGTCATGAAGGAGGAAGGAAAGAACGATAGGTTCGTACAGCAACAGATGGTTGAACAACAAGAACAACAAACCGAAGAGTAATGTCTACTGCAAAAGCAAATCTTGATGTAGCTCAAAAGCTTAACATCACCGCACGAAAGGGAGATACCTTTAGGCTGTCTGTTACATTCAAAGACTCTGCCAACAACTTTATTGGGACTACGAATTACTCCTACAGGATGCAGGTTAGACCCTCGGCTGAGGACAACGTCAGTGACGGAGCTTTGCTTGACATTGGCAATACTAACTTTGACACCTCAGGAACGGCAGGTACCGTTGTCATCAACATCTCTGCCAATGATATGGCCTCTATTGAAGGAGGTAAATACGTTTATGACTTAGAGGCTACGAGCACACTCGACACTACTCTTATTCAGACTTGGCTCAAGGGGTCATTCATTGTGAATGAAGACGTCACTGTAAACTCCTAACATCATGCCTCTTACATATTCAGCTGAGGTTAGTCTCGACTTGAGCCTTAGAGAGTTAACGGTAACTCTTCCTGTCTATGCTCATGACTCTGCGGCAATAACTGGGGGCGCAAACCCTCAGGCTACCCCTTTGGTTACGACGAATGAGTTTGAGGATTCTTCAAGAGAAATTCAACCAGCTGTCGATGGATACAAGTCCGTCACTGGCGTTGATGTGAATCAAAGCGAAAGCAGGACCTTTAAGCTTGACGTCCTTCCTGTCATTGAAATACCCTTCGTCTTTACTGTAGATACGCAGGAGATTCTTTACAGTGGATATGATTATATCAGACACAATTCTTTCACCGACAGAGCCGTTATTAAGGTTTGGAACCCTAGTGAATCTGATGCAAATGTTTTTGAGTGGCATTGGCGCCCAGGCTCTCGTCCCACGACTGGAGCTACGGTAATCTCCAGTCCCAGTGATAGCTATACTCTCCCCACTGTCTTTGGGGGTAATTACGACTTTGAAGTTGACTGGGGTGACGGTCAGTCAGACACTATTACTTCTTGGGATCAGGCCGAAGTCACCCATCAATACTCCGCTCCTGGCCTCAAGGAGATTACAATTACAGGCACCTTTGAGGGTGTTAACTTTCATCGTCACGTCGGTGCCGATGGGACTGGAGGTACAGGGTATACGGACTGCAAGAAGCTGAGGGATGTTATTAGCTGGGGGTCAAGGACAATCATTGACATCTCTTCTGCTGTTAACACTTGGCTCCCTGAAGAACATCCCAGCTATCAGGAGTCGTATCTGTATCACACTAAGGAGGCTGGTGTTAATTCGCTTCAATCGGGAATTAAAGCGGCACCATTTGTAGGTTGCTCTAATTGGAACAACCTTTCTGAGCTCCCCCCTAAGTTCGCCCATGTCCCAAACACTGCGGTCATGCGGAGGTACAACAACCCTACTGAGTTTTTGTATCAGCCTGGTGTTCAGAACTATACTGGCAAATGGCTTGTGGGCAGTAATCAGATTCAAGCCTTTGTAGGCAACAACAACCTGACGGCTGACCTAAGCAACTGGGGCAATGACGAGAGCCCTATGAATGGCTCTATGTATCAACTTGCTAGAAGGGCTCCATCTGCTGGTGACGATTTCAAGGCCAACTGGGTGTTTAAAGGAACCCCAGGGTATCAATCATTTGATTCGACTGCCGTCCCAGAGTTCAACATCCTTGAAGAGGAGGCAGTGGTTATCAATGCTTCTGGAAGCCTAGTTAGTCATGTCACTCACGAAGGCGATATTGGCCTTATAGATAAAGTTAAAAACTTACCTAAAGGAGCGTGTTTTCAGCTTACGAGAGATAGTAAATATCTTCTTCTTAGAAACTTTGTTACAAACTTTGACATTACAAACTGGGATCCTGACTGGAGGGGCGATGGCTCTACGGCTCAATCAACTGCTCGTCAAGCGTTTCAGAATTGCCAAGCCTTCGATGGAGATACTGCTGGGTTTATTACTCCTGCCGTACATGAAGCAGAGTCTGCCTTTAAGGGGTGTACTTCTTTTACGGGTAAGGGGGTGGAGACGTGGGACACCTCAAGTCTTTCCGATCCTGTTTATGGGAATTTTTACGGATTTGGGTCTCTATTTTTGTCTTGCAGCAGTTTCAACAAACCTCTAAATCATTTTGTCTTTAGTGGGCACAACGGTGTTCCCGTCTCTATAAATAACATGCTCTCGAATTGCATTTCGTTTGATCAGAACTGTTCGACGTGGGATCTATCTGAGGTTAGCAGTATAGCCTCTCTTTTCGAAGAGGCCTCGTCATTCAACAACGGAGGTGCCAGTTGGACCAATGCCGACCTGAGGAAGTGCAGGAATTTTTACGGGGTGTTTAAGGGGACTCAGTTCGATCAGGATATATCTAGATGGAGAATTAAGGACAATGATACTGGGTCAATGTCGATGAAGTTTATGTTTTATAACTGCCCATTCAACAAGCCTATAGATACACATGAGATTGATGGTGTAAAGTATTGGGACATGTCTACTGTCACCCAAATAACCCAGATGTTTGCTGTTAACGATAATTTCAATCAGCCCCTTAACAACTGGGATACATCGAACATTAAATTCTTTGAAAGAGCCTTTGACCAGGCGACATCCTTTAGTCAGGATCTTAATAACTGGGACGTCTCTAGAGGAGAGAAATTCTCATACATCTTTAATGGGTCAGCAATGAACGGAGATGTTAGCACGTGGACATTTAGAGAAGATGGCCCCATTGAGTCTGAATACATGTTTGGCAACTGTCCAATTCTTTTTGAGGGCGGAAAGGATTTGTCTGGTTGGAACACATCTCAGTTTAACAACTTGTTTGGTATGTTCTACAACTCAGCAACAAAGAGAAGGGCTTATTGGGGGGAGGTAGACCCGTCTAAACTTACGCACCTATACAATGGTGCTTACTATTATCCCAACTGGAGTCCCAATGTGGGGGGATGGAATGTTAGCAACGTGACCAGCTTTAGCAATACGTTCTTTACAGCTGGTACCTTCAACGACGACATCTCAGGCTGGGATGTCGGCAAGGGCACAAGCTTCGTCAGGTTCGTTAAAACATGCTTTGAGTTCGATCAGAACCTAAGCTCTTGGAACATGTCTAGCGCCACCACCCTTCACGAGATGTTTAGTGGCTGCGTCTCCTTCAACAATGGCGGAGATTCAGGCATAAATAACTGGGACGTTTCTAACGTTAACGACATGGGGGAGATGTTTTTGAGCTGTCACAGTTTCAACCAGCCTATTGGCAGCTGGGATGTGTCGAATGTGTCTATAATCCACAACATGTTCCGAGGCGCCAAGGTGTTTAATCAAGACCTAAGCGGATGGAACGTTGGTTCGGCGACGAGCTTTCAATCTATGTTTTACGGGGCGAACGACTTTAACTCAAACCTTCCTTCGTGGAACACATCAAATGTGACCGATATGAGTTACACGTTTAGAGAGGCTGCAGATTTTAATGGCACTCTAACGAATTGGAATACGTCAAACGTCACCACCATGGAAGAGATGTTTAGAACCGCCACGTCCTTTAATCAGCCTATTGGTCAGTTCAACACAAGCAATGTGACGACAATGTCTAGAATGCTTAATGGGGCGACAAGTTTTGATCAGTCTCTAGCAAACTGGGATCTTAGTAGCGTAACCAACGTG